GAAAAAACATATACTTTTTGAAACTTGTATACTACATTTATATATTTGCATGTTCCCATCTACTACCTGTTAATTGTGGAATAGCATCATCACAAACACATTTTACAAACTTTTCTTCTGCATATTTTTTTATTTGATGCCACGGGGTGTTTACTTGTTCTGGTTTAGGTTTTTTTTGTTTGGGTTTATATTTTTCCAAGAAATCTGTTTTTTCTTCAAGTGATTCACACGCTTTTACACTTCGTTCTATGTACGCTTTTTCTTCGCTTACTGTCATATACTCTTTTTTAATTCGAACTACTGTTGGCTCTTCAAGTTTGGGTTCTGCAGGTTTTATTGCTAGTTGCTGAACTAATTGAGTCAGTGCCATTACTTGTTGCGTTAACTGCTGAATTTGACTATTTTCTTCTTGCTTTTTCTTTTCCTCTTTTTCCAATTCATGACGTTTATGTTTTTCAGTATTACAATGTTTGTTATACTTGGTTTTATCGTCTGTAGTGTAGTTGCAATATTCACAAATGTATGACGGCATCTTTATACTTTACCTATTTCTCTTTTTTCATTTCGACTTTTTTTTGAAAAAAGAAAAGAGTAGAAAAGAGTAGAAAAGAGTAGAAAGGAGAAGAAAAAGGAGAAGAATATTATCAACAACTATTTTCAAAAAGGACGAAGCAGACTTCACCAGTTGATTTACTATATTTTTTTATTTTTCTTAAGAGTTGTCAAATATTCAAAAAATAGTGAATTTCCCCAAAGGCTTCCTAAAAAATAAAAAAACATGCACTTTTTGCAACTGTAGACAAAGCAAAGCCTCTTAACGTTTGTTTAAACCGCATAATATTATTTTAAGATGTTTTATAGATTTTTTTTATAAAGTATGAATATATGGAATCCCAAAGACAACGCAAACCAAGAAGAACAAAAGAACAAATGGCTGAAGTTCGAAGACTCAAAGAAGAAAAGAAAGCATTACGTGCCGTCAAATCAAACGATGCAATTCGCATTCCTGTTTTACCTAAAGATATTCCTGAAGTTGATTTACCCGAATTTTATGCAGTCAAACGTTTAGACAAAAACGGTAAAGCCTCGTACAAACTTGTTAACCCTCTGACAAAAGAACGTAATATAGCTACTCGTGGTAAAAAGAAAACATTAGACCTTGTACGCAAAGAGGTTGATGAAGTTTCTGTTGCCAACAAGTCTGCCACCACACTTCCATTATCTGCCTTCAGTAATGCCGAACAACAAAAGGTGAAACGTTTTAATGATTCCCGCAAACGTCTAGATGCACAACATGTCGCTCCTCATAATCGCCCCGCAGTCGAACATATTCCCAATAAAAAACGTGGCGTACACTGTTGCAAAGAATCTGATTCTGAATCCTCTTCCTCTGAAGAAGAAGAAGAAGAAGAACCACCACCAAGACGTAGAGGCCGTCCTAAAAAATACGAAACTGCGGAAGAGGCTTACAAAGCCAAACTAGCAAAGAATGCAGAGTATAAACGACGTGACCGTAGGAAGGCTCAACAACCAGCTGAAGGTGAAGGTATCCTAGAACAGATTGCTAAAGCCAAAGATAACGTTTTTCGCAAAGGCAAAGCATTGAAGAACAAAGCCGTACGCACCGCCAACACTCTATTGTATGGGGCTTCTGATTTTTCTCGTCAAGCACGTGATATGATACGTAAACACGGCGACATGGAAATTACTCGTATGGATGTTGGACGAACACCCGTGCAATCTGCAGTAACAACCGCCATTAACGTTGTGTCCATGGGTCAATTTGCAAAGAATCAAAAAGAATTAGGCTACGATAAATTGTTCCATTTGTTCCTTAAATTAACCATGGGAAATCATGCAATCACATTAGAAAAGAATGAAGTCATTAACATTGTTCCCTTTCAAGAAAGAGAAGGTACAGAAATGCAAAACATTCCTTTAGGAAGTCCAATTACGTTGAACCAACTTATAAGCCGTGCTAAAGAACGAATGGGCGACCGTTTTTTCAAATACGATTCTGCCATCAACAACTGTCAAGACTTTATCATGAATGTATTACAAGCCAGTAATATAGGAACACCTAATGACTTTTCTTTTATCAAACAAAAAACAGAAGAGTTGTTCAAGAATACGGGAAAAACAAGAGGCGTTGCCAAGTTCTTTACAGATTTAGGCAGTAAATTTTCTGCGATTACAAAAGGGGCTGGAGTAGAATTAAGTAATGTTGATAAAAATAAAATATCAGGAAAAGGTATGCCAAAGTTTGCTAAAGGGTCGGAAGAATCTCGTGAGTTTATGGCAAAGCTACGTGCCATGCGTGGAAAAAAAATGACTGGCGGGTCGGTTGAAGGTACACCTGTTGACATGAAAGGCGGTGCATTAAAAATGGCAAAAGTAAAACAAGCCATGGAAAAAATGGCAGAACAAAAAGCTGAAAGTATGGGAGGAACTGGCGTTATACACCATCACCATCATTACATGGAAGGCGGTTCATTCTGGAAAAGTATCGGCAACTTTGCCCTCAACACTGTAAAAGATGTTGGCAAAAGGGCAATTAAAACGGCACTACCATTGGCAGGAAAAGCATTGGGTGGTATTGCTGGAACAAAACTGGGTGGTCCTGCTGGAACGATGTTGGGACAACAATATGGTGGTCAAGCAGGGGAAGAGTTGGCAAACCTTGCTACATCGGGTTGGGGTCTTAAAAATATGAAGAATGGCGTAGTTGGTGATGGTTTGTATGCTGGAAAGGGGGCTAACGGTGATGGTTTGTATGCTGGAAAAGGCTTATTTGCTGGTAAAGGTGGGTGTGGACTAAAAAAATTAGAAGGTAAAAACAAATTAGCAGTCATTAATCCAATGACAGGCAAAGGTGTTCGCAAGGGTCGTTTTGCAAAAGGCTCACCAGAAGCCAAGGCATGGGGCGAAAAGATGAGGGCATTACGCAAAAAGTAAAAAAATATATTATTACAGTATAATATGCCAAATGCTTGGGTTACATTTGTAAAAGAATGGTCTGCAAAACATAATATGAGATATGGTTGTGCTGTAAGTGACCCACAATGTAAAAAAGAATATCATGCAACAAAAACGGGAGTTATACGAATAAAAAAAAAACAAAAACCAATATCAGAAGGAACAAGAAAAATGGAAGAAGCAAATAGAAAAGCAAGAATACAAAATGAAAAAACAATAGCTGATATTGAAAAAATGAGAGCTGATGAAAAACAATCGTATGATTCAAAACCACACCATCAAAAAATAATACATCATTTAGCAAATGTATATAATGAAATTATAAAAATAGTACAAGCATATAAATTTGCACAACAAGCAAGTAATAAAGGATTAAAAAAAAATTGTAGATTATTTGAAACTTATTATGATAAGTTTTATATTCAACCAATATGTGAATATTTAGGAATTACAAAAGAAAGTTCATTTAAATTATCATTTACAATAAATAAAGAAAAGTTTAAAAATTCAGAAAAACCTTATGTACATGATATAGGGTTAACAAAATATGGTGCAGACGACGATTTTGTAATAACAGACTATGATACAGTATCAGAATGGGTAAAAAATGAAGAAAAAGATATAGAAATAAGAAGAATAAACATGTTTCGAGAATTGGCAAAAGTTGGACTAACAATTAAAAAAGAACATGGTTATGACAGTTTTGAAATTGTTGAACTTTAATAATTCCAAAGCAAAACTGCAGACAACCATCCTCGGCTACCTACTTTTGCCAACTCTTTACGGTGTCGTTTTAAATAGGCATCACGGCGTTTGTTAGCTACGACATGTCCTTCCTCATTCATAAACGTAAAGTAATCACTGTAGCCTCTCGCACCTATATGCGTAATGTAAATACCATCGCCATCGTACACTTCAATTTTGTACTTTGGATTGGTTGCTAAACAGATGTGTACGCCCAACTTTCTCGCTATTTTATAAACTTGTTCTGGTATTTGGTAATGTTCCATATATTATATTTCGACATTTTTAACGACGTTCAAACGGTGGTTCATTCTGTGGCATATATTATATCTATACTATAATATGTGCGATAACGACGAGTGGGATGAAAGCGTAATAGACTTTTTGGATTCCATAAGACGCAAATGTAGCAAACTTTCATTGAAACATACCAACACTTTTTTTTATTACAACAAAGTAAGCAACTTTTTTGATATTCCTATAATCATATTATCTACCTTGAGTGCCTCTTTTGCAGTAGGGACTGACGATTTCCTTGACCAGTCTTATATATCCTTGATTAACTGTGGTGTGAGTATGACGGTTGCTATATTAAGTAGCATAAAACTTTACTTGAATATTTCTACCAATAAAACGAATGAACTCGAGATAAGTAAATCTTTTTATGTGTTGTCGCTTGATATTCAGAAAATACTACACTTGCCCAAAGAACTGCGAAAGGTAGAGCAGTTAGAGTTTCTAAACACAGTTTACGATTCATATATATTACTGATACAAAAAAGTTCTTTAATCAAAGCGAACGAAGAAAGCGAGAAGATGGACAAATTATTGGAAAAAATCAAAAGTAGCCCTCGTTTAACCCTGCGACGGCAACCTCAAAATCCTATACGTCAAGACGAAGAGATTGGTTTTACGATAGAGTGATTATGACAGTTTAATATAACTTAATTGAACGTTCTTTCTTATAAAAGAAGAAGTTGGAAAACTTGTATTTGTCCAACTCCAAACTCCAAATGTTGTTGTTGTTGATGAAGGAAATGTGTATAAATAACTAAAATTTAATGTTCTGTCTTGTCTTACGGCAGTCCCTATTGCTCCATAATGTTTTGTCATTGCTAATGAAGTTGCTTCGTCGGGGCGTTGTGTATTTATGGTGACACTTGGATTCAAAACGTTATTACTATTTGATGATGTTGGTGTGGTATTACCCGACGTTGTTGTTAATGTCATAATGAACTCATTATCTGTCCCAGCAGAATTAGTAGAAGTTAGATTCGTTCTAAACATAAATAAATAAGTTGAACCCGATGTTCCAGTAATTGCTGTTGATGTAAATAATTGAAATGGTGAAGAAGCACTTGCGTTTGGTGTTAGTTCAGTTCCCGCTACATTCGTTAATGCTATATTCGCCCATCTTGTATATGCTCCCGTTCCTCCACTTGTCACCACTTGCCCCGCCGTCCCCGCTGACAAAGCACCATCCGCTCCAAATCTTACCGTATTGATTAAATCTACCGCTATTCCCGTTTTCCCAATACCAATATTACTTGTTGTTCCCGCTCCCCTTCCAATTGATAATGCCCCACTATTTCCATCTATAGCATCTACTCCAGTTATAGTATTTCCTCCCAATGCTAAACTTCCAGCAACATTTACGGTTTGACCTGTCTTACCAATATTTACATTAGTAGTTGTTGCTTGTGTTCCTATTGCTAATACAGCACTATTACCATCTATATTATTCAAACCACTTACGCTATTACCGCCAAATCCTACATTGCCACCCATTGCCGTAGTGTAATTTCCGCTCCCTATCGTTAATCCCGTTGTAGCAACATCATTGCCGATAGTCATTGCTCCTACCGAATTGATACTTGGCAAAGAAGTTATTCCACCCGATGATACTCCCGAAGAACTAATATAAGGCGTAGGATTATCTACCCAATCAATACCCGTCCCCGTTGAACTTAATATTTGTCCAGCAGACCCTGCTTGGTCGTCTTTATCCAAAATCGTAATTGGTTTTACGCTGGTTGTCGCCGTAATACTGGCAACATTTGTAATTGAACCTCCTCCAGCATCTCCTCCAGCAGTAATGACTTGTCCAATATTGGGAGTTGCTGGGGCATTTACCCAATCTAAACCCGTCCCCGTTGAACTCAATATTTGCCCAGCAGACCCCGCTTGGTCATCTTTATCTAAAATCGTAATTGGTTTCATACTTGTTGTCGCCGTAATACTGGCAACATTTGTAATTGACCCTCCTCCAGCATCTCCTCCAGCAGTAATGACTTGTCCAATATTTGGCGTTGTTCCACTGGGAGGGTCAATCCAATCAATCCCCGTAGATGTTGATGATAATATTTGCCCAGCAGTCCCCGCTTGATTATTCAAATCCAATATAGTTGTTGGTTTAACGCTTGTTGTTGCTGTTACTGTTGTTACTGTTGGGTCTAAAACATTTTGAGGATTCATAATAAGTTCTGCGTTTCCTTCACTCAAACAAATACCGAGTTTTTGGAAAATAAAATTACACTGACCTACTGGAGATGTTGAGTTTGTTCCAATGCTGATTGCCAACACTTCTTCTGTTCCCAAATATTGACCTCGGGGATTTGGTTGAACGGGACTCAAAATCATCGCCCCAAGTTGATGCCCATATGGGAATGGGTCGGGTTGAACTCCGCTAATATTCATAAACGAAGAATATGGGGTTGCGACTGCTGGGGTAAAGTTGGCAATATACGTCGCTACTGAATGAGCAAACCCTGGAATGGCATCATTTACCCCAGTAGGTTTAGTGTAAATACTAATAAATGGTAAATCATCATTGGTTGTTGTCGTAACGTTAAAGTAGTTCAAATATAAACCTTTTACATCGGCAACTGTCATCTCATAATCGGGGGCAAAGAACCAATCTATTTTTCTCAAAGCAACCGAGTTTATAAAATACCAACCGTAATACTGATACGATGTAATGAGTGCTTGGGTTGGTGCTACTGGCGGATATTGAAAAAATGGAGATGTTGCCGTAATGAAATATTCTAACGTAGATACAATGGGAGTTGGTGTAATCCATTCAATACCAGTTGATGTTGAAGATAATATTTGTCCTTGATTTCCAGTTGATGTATTTTTATCAGTTATAGTTGTTGTTTTAATGTTGGAGGCATTTTTTATTTCTTGTGTTGATTGTAAATCCAAATTACTGCGAACTGCTATATCCAATTTTGTAGCATTAGGGTCAAGTAATCCATCTTGTGTTGATGCTGATATTGCTCCTAAACTTGGATTCGCATCTCGGTAAAAACCAGTATAAATACGTTTGATTGATGAATTACCACTTGTATAATCGGCATAATGTCCGCCAATCGTAAAAGCATTATTTGCTATTGAATTACCTCTGATGTATGGAATGGTTGGAACTAATGAATCGGTTGCGTTAGATGTTGAATAATTGGTATTCTCACTCTGGTCGTTATTTATTCCAATTATATTTACTGCGTTTGGGGTTATAGTATTGTTAGATGATGCTCCAAGCGTTTCTACAACTTTAAGTGTAGCATTTTGAAATGTTGTTGTATGACTCATAATAGAATACAATATTATTTTTATGATAAATTACCATATAGTGGAATAAAATATTGCTCCCCATTAACTAAAATTGGTAGGTATGTTCCAGTTTCTCTTTTTGAAGCATTATTAATAATCTCCGAGTTAATGGTTAAACATTCGGGAAACTCTCCCGCAGAACAACCTATTGATAATGCTGGGGAAGGGTCTAATGGTGTTGCTTTAGAGAATGTGATTGTTCCAACATCGTTAATGGGTTTGCCTCCAGCATCTCCTTCGGGGGTAGAATTACCTAAAACTGTTTCTAATGTGCTTGTCGTAGGAACACTTTGTGAATATTGTAAAATCCCAGTCGCATCTGTTCCTAAAAAAGCGTTAGCAGGAGGGGCATCAGGAAATGGTTCATTTGCTGTTCCAAAACTTATTTGTTCTGCTGTTATTACCATTTTTCTATTTGCGAAAATATCTTTTATTTGTAAATTGGGAGATGGTGGAACAACGACTGAAGTTCGGTCAATTGTCATTTGAACAAGATTATTCAAATCATCTTGAACATAACAATATGCTCCAGTTGTGTTTGTTTTAAAACCCCACCCTTGCGTTGATGCTGGGGTAACCTTTTGAGTATAATTCTGTTGGGCGTTCATTACCCCTTCATAACCCGAACTATCAAGATTCTCAATTGTTCTTACGTTCAAAAGGTCGTTATTATCCATATCAATATCTCGGTCGGCAATCGCCCCTTCATTCAAAGTTTGTGCTAAAGTTCCAAAAGTTGCTACTCCGCCCGATTGTGTCACCCATGCAAGACTTCCGTTTGCTCCACCTGATGCCAATACCTGATTTGCTGTCCCTATACTTCCGCTTAATGAAAGTTTATTATGCCCATCTGATGCGTCGGCTAGTAATTGGATATATTGTAAAGGTGCAGTCGGTTCGGTTTCGCCGTTTTGAATCCTTACTGCATTATTTACGTTGAGGGTCGTTGCGTTGGTTGCTTGAGTTAAAGCAGAAATAGCTTGAATTTTAGTCGATAAGTTTTCCCATGTAACTGTTGCCAAACTCGTAAGCGATTGATACGCAAATCCCGTAGCATTAAACACTATGCCAGTGAAATCAACGTTATTGAGTAGTGTGTTTAATATTCCAATTCCACTACGAGTTAATTGCGTTGATGCCGTAAGCGTATCACTTACAATGTTGCCATCTACATCAATCTCCACCGTATTTGTATTAAGATAAATATCCCCTGTAATCACTTGATTAAACTCGTCGGGTTGTAATACTGTCGTCATATTCTATAGAAGAGAATAAAATATAGTCATTCATTCCTTAATTTAACTGTAAGTTCGTAGTTCTATTCCGCCTAATCCAGCATCTGCTACACTTTGTGTAGTAAAAGGAGTAGGTATAAATTGTGCCGACCCACAATTGGCACAGTTTTGTATTTCTACAACACTATTAGATTGTGCATAAGAATTACCTACCACTGTATTTGTAAAAGTCACCAATCCAGTAGGATAGGATTGGGTTGATTGTGAGAATCCAGCCGTTCCAATAGTTGATAAATATTGTTGAACTGTTCCTACGCTTTGTTGAATTGTAATTGACCCACCACTCCCACCTGTTACAGTGGAAGCAGGAAAAACAGCAGTCGCTCCTCTTATTATGGCGTTGCGTTGCCAACTTGCTCCTTGCCAAGTGGATACATATGTATCTACTCCGTTAAATGCTATATAAAAATATGCTGTTTGCGTTGAGATAGGTAGTGAATTAGTAAGACCAACCACAGTATATACAAGAGATGTGTTACCATATGGTGTTGCTTTTACAAAAACAATAATATTTGATTGTGGAATCCAACCCCAATGAGATTGTCCTGTATTTAGAGTTCCAGTAGTAGGAGTAAGTGTCATTTGATTTCCAGTTATAGATATCGTTCCTTTACACTTGAGTGACCCTGCTGGTTGCGAATATCCAGTCACATTTTGACTTACATAATACGCTGGATTGTTGGAAGCACACCCTATTGAAATACCATATTGACTATTTGGTGTTATGATACTAACTATGACAAAACTGGAAGGACAACCAAAAGGAGCATTTGGAACAACAAAAGATGTCCCAATAGCAATATTTGTTACGTTTCCTGACGCTGTTGATTTAATAGATATTTGAAAAGAGTTTCCTGAAATATTCATAACAAACGTTCCGCTCCAAGCATTACTCGCCGTTGGTGAATAATTGGGGTTAGCTAAACTGGGTTGAAATACTGTTTGAAGAGCATATGTCAAATTACCTGCTTGACCAGTGACTACTGGAATCTTTTTCATTGATAAACCGCTACCTGATGCGGAAGTGCCAGGGACGGTCATAAGCAATGGTTGTCCATTGATTTGATTACCTTCTTGGTAAAATATGTTAGATTGCCCCCCTCCACTAAATGCCAATACGTTATACGTTTTTATTGTTGATGAATAATAAGATAAAGTAATCGCTTCATTAAAAGCATTACTTTGCCCCCCACTTGGAAGTGAATAGGGAGTAAATGGTATTATTTGTTGTAAACTTCCTGCCCCTGTAAAAGCAGTATATTGTTTGGTATCGTCTGGAAACTCAATGTAATTTATACCTGCTATCCCTGTCATGATAATATTATTTGATACAGTCATATCCCCCAAATCTATCAACGCTGGTAATGTCTCTACTCCTTGACCCACTGGAAATAGCAAATATTCATTAGGATTAAGACTTCCAGCTTCAGCAAACAGACCATAGCATGATGGATTAAAACCTGCACAAGTACAATCGTCAAATGCTTTTATTGCCATATATTATACAGAAGAAAATATTACCCCGAAGCCACCGAGGCCCCCTAATGTCTCTGTTACTAATGGTTGTTGTCCTGATGTAAAGGTTGTTATTTTTTGGTTGCTGTTCGCACAATTGGTAATGATTGAACTGTTAGGATATGACCCTAATTGAACTGCTCCACTATTTTGTAGGGCAAGTTGTGTAATGGTGGGTATTGCTGGATAAACTCCCGAAATTGAACCTTGAGTAGCAGCAGGAGTAGAAAAGTATTGCGTTAAAGGCAACGAACTAAGCGATTGAATAAGACCTCCAGTAACACTTGAGGTAGTTAAAGAAGCATTTGACCCCGCTAAAAAGGCAATAGGGGTCGGTGTTGTATTGCTGGAATATACTGCTAAAGTAGCGTCCATACCATTTGAAGAAGGAAACCCATAAGCAACACCTGATGATATTGTAAATCCAGCAGAACACCCTTTTACTACAAAGGTTGTTGCGTTTGTTTGCGACGCTACAAATACTGCGAATGTTTTTGCTATTAAATAATATCCTACTTGTAAAGTTCCTTGTTGTGTGCTATTTACTGTAAGAATGTTTCCAACAATAGTTACAGTTACTTTAACTCGGTTAGTATTATTATATACTACTGCCTGTAATCCCGTTTTATCAATATAATAGGAAGATTGAGAACCTTGAACGTAATTCCAAACTAAATTGTTTCCAGCAGTTACTCTTGTTGTTAATACAATAGCACTTGGACAACCATATCTTAATGTTCTCGCAGTAAAAGTCATTGCCATACCTTCAACTATATTAGCAGCATTACCGCTTCCTGCTATAAATGTTGCTACTTGTGTAGAAGCGGTTAACGACGCCAACCCTGAAAATACTACCGATGAGGCGGGGGCGTTACCAACAGTTGGAAGTAAATTGGGTTGAAACACTACTTGGCAACAGTTAGAAGTTCCCACTGCTACTGGTAATGTTCCAGTTGCCACTCCAACTCCACTATTAGATGTTACTGACGCATTATAAGTAAGAGTTTGTCCATCTGATATTGGACTTGGACTGTTTGTTACTGGTGCTGTTCCGTTGCCACTTCCGCTAAAAGCATACGCCGTAAATGACTTTGTCCCCGCAGGGTAAGTAAGTGTAATGGGGTTCATCAAATAAACGGATGGGGTTACCAACGTATTACCGTCTATTGTAAATACATTATCCGTAGTCGTTAAACCAGTAAAAGCAGTGTATTGTTTTGTGTCGTCAGGGAATTGTATGTAATTTAGACCCGCTGTCCCTGTCATTATTATATTTGCCCCTACATCTACGTCCCCCAATGAAATCAACCCTGGAAGCGTTTCAACTCCTTGACCAAGGGGGAATTGTAAATAGTTTTCTGGATTACCAGTTCCAGTATCTACTATAAAGCACTCGGCATTAAAACCAGCACATGTTGACGGATTAGATGTATTGCATGATGGAAACGGATTAATACTCATATACTATAGCAAGATAGAAAAATTTAGGGATTAAAACAAATCTTTTTTTATGTGTATAGAGTATGTCTAAAAAGAAACCAAATGGCGTTGAAGTCATCAACTTTTATGAAAAGATGTCCCCCGAAATGAGGCCTAAAGCAGATAATCCGAACGAACATTTGCACCATTTTAGTCTTCCGTTCAGGGCGTGTATCGTCGCACCTAGTGGGTCTGGGAAGACTAATTTTTTGCTCAATCTTATACACTTGTTTAGTCAGGGTAAAGGGACGTTCGAATCCATCCATATCATAACACGAATAGCGGACGAGCCACTTTATAATTTCCTCAAATCTAAATCGGAAAGCGTACAAATTTTAGAAGGCATGTCCAAAACCCCCGACCTCAACAAATTCGACAAAACCGAGAACCACCTTGTGATTTGGGATGACCTCGTACTTTCCAAAGACCTTGCACGGGTAGAAGAAATATATCTAAGGGGTAGAAAATTTAACGTGTCGTGCGTGTTCATTAGCCAGTCGTATTATCACATACCTACCATGATTCGACGCAACAGTTCTTACATGATTATTTTAAAGCTGGGTGCATCCTCTCGTGAATTGAAATGCCTCATGTCCGAGATGGCCTCTTCGCTCGACAAAGACCAACTCGTCAACCTCTACGAGTATGCAACCGATACCAAATTCGTACCTCTCATCGTCAACTGCGAAGAACAAAACAAGTATAAAAAGTTTCGCAAAGGCTTCAAAGAAATTCTCAATCCTGATGAATTCAAACTAGAATAAAAAAACTCGAAACGATTTCGACCATCTAATCAAGGGTAACATGCCTCTCCACCCAAAGACGAAAGAAAAGCTTGACAATCTTCTTAACGAAATTATGCAATATGGAGGATATCGTGATATATTGAATTTTGCAGTGTTTTTCAACAATTTACCGCACGAAAAAGCTATGGATTACAGAAACAATTTAGAAGTAAAAAAAAGAAGGGTTGTACAAATTATCATAGACAGCTCCCACGTAATGATACAAACTGTAGAAAATGAACTCGAACTATAATTAACTAAAATATTGAAACTTAAAATCTTTTTTCTATACTACTATAAGAACATGCCGACCTATTACGAGGAACACAAAAAGGCCATGAATGAAACTACCATGCAATGGCGTAAAGCCAACAAAGCCCAGTACAACGAGTATCAACGCATCTATGTTGCCAAACTTCGTGCATGGAACAAGGTCGTAAAACAATTCCGAATGATTCTCATCGACGGCTATTACTAACGCATTTATTTTTTAAAATTGAAACTTAAACAAAAAATCTGTTAGATATATAGAATGGAACTGACCGTAGTTAAGGAATTTATCGAACGCCCCAATGTAGAAGCCTGTGCTTATCTGCTATCAAAACTGAATGCAGAGTATATCCAACAGCACATCAAATCTGACGAAATCAAAAAATTTAACTACAGCAACATCAAATATCTTTTACAACAATTTATCAAACACAAAGAATTCAAAACGACCTACCGTAAAAGCAACGACGATTCACAAGAAATTTTTAGGTCGTACGGCAACGGTATTCAGGGTATACCTACCGCTTTCCGTGGTTTAATTTGCGAAGGTGTCATGACGGATTACGACATGGTGAATTGCCACCCTTCCATTATTCGTAATCTCTGCAAAAAACACAATATTTTGTGTCCTTACCTTGATTTATACTGCACAGACCGAAAAAAATATATTGACGATAAACAGACTACCAAGGTAGACATTCTTCGTAGCATGAACAAGAAACAAAAACTAAAAGACCCAACACCATTCATGAACACATTTGATACCGAAATGAAAAACATTCAACAACAATTCATTTTCCATTATCCCGACCTACTAGAAATGGCAAAAGCCAAAAACAGCAAAAACGTAGAAGGAACTTTCATGTCGTACGTATGCATGTTTTACGAAAACAAAATTATTGATGCCATTGTAAACCATTTTCCAGCCGATTACGCCGTCCTCATGTTTGACGGGTTTATGGTTTACAATGAAACACCATTAGATGTTTTGGAACTCTCTTCCTTTATCAAAGAAAAATTCAATATGGACATTGAATTTGTCGTTAAACCGCACGATACCACCACCATTCAAATTCCTGAAAATTGGGTTTGTCCTTTACCCAAAGAAGAAGATAAAATAACCGACCAAATGGCCTTGAACCAACTCCTGTGCATTTTTCCACAATGGCGATACTGTCAAGGTGCTTTATACGTATTTGATGAATCGACTGGTATGTGGTCGGATGATGCCACTGTACACCGTGCAGTTCTTATGAAACATGCACCTGCACCTTACTCCTGTTCCGTAAAATATATGAACTCCCTTCTCACTCTTCTTCCTTCCAAATGCAGAGATGACGACTGGCTTAAAAACAATGCGGATTCCTCTCTCGGAAAACTCCTTTTCAAAAACGGGTGGTACGACGGTACATTTCACAAAGATTTTGATTCAAGAATCGTATTCTTTGCACGTATACCATTTGATTATTCCCCACCCGATTTAACTTACATGGAAAGCATTGCCCAACGCTTCTTCTATGCACCTCTCAACCCTGTTGACGGCGAATATCTTATCAGTGCCGTTGCCAACGCACTCATGGGAAACCGCAAAAAACACATGATTTTTGGTCTCGGCGATTCCAACGGCGGAAAATCACAACTTTCCAAATGTATTTTAGATTGCGTTGGCGAGTACGGCAGTGTTTTTAACTCTGCTTCTCTCTGCGTGAATTACAACAATGCAGACGACGCTTCCAAACTTCGTGTATGGCTTCTCAAACGATACAAACGCATCCTGTTCTCCAACGAAATTGCACAGTCCGCTACCATCAACTCTACCGTTATTAAAATGATTGCTTCGGGTGGCCAAGATGCCATTGAAGCCAGAACGCACAACCAAGAAGAACAAAACTTTGTACCTCATTTTACATGTTTTGTGTTGGCCAATGACATTCCCAAATTCAGTATTTATGATGATGCCATTAACAACCGTACCAAAGTCATTACTTTTGATAAAGTATTCGTAGACAATCCCACATTGCCAAACCATTTGCCAAAAAATGATAAATTATCTGCAGAGACCTATTCACCCGCCTTTCGCAAAGCTTTTATCGATTTATTACTAGATAGGTACGCCAAACCATTCATTGAACCCGAATCCGTTTCTAATTACAAAAAAGAATGGATTGCAGAAACTCCTGACATGGTTGAAATGTTTCTTCGAGACTACGAAATTACCAATGATGTTAAAGACCGTATTCCATCTTCGGAAACGCAAGATTGGTTGAAACAGGGTAAATATGAAATGTCCTCTGTTAAACTCTGCAGAGACTTATCCAAACACTTTAACAAATTGGGTAAAGAATTTGTAAGCAAAGTAAGTAAACATCAAGGTAAAAATAAACAATGCATTCATTACCTTCGTAAAATTGTTGAAACAGAAGAACCTGAAGAGATTAGCGAATTGTAAAAGTAAGGTGTAAGTAGTTTAGGGGTCGGTTTTTGACTTTTCTCTAAAATGGATAGCGTCTATAAATAATATATTTATTTTTTTGGATTCGATTATATGGAAACGACTAAAACAAACCCCTTACCCCTTAACTCCTTACCCCCTCTTTCTCTTACTGACAACCCTTATTACCTATGGTAATGCTTACCATATGTAATAACCTTTTTAAAATTTATATATATATATGTATATGCACTATTATAGACAAAAACAAGGCAAAAGCGGTTAGTAATAATTATAAAATTGAGTTAAAAAATCAACTAGTTAGTTATGTAATATGATGTTCGACCAGTCATCCCCAATAAGCGTTAAATTTGATGATGCATTGAAAGAGAAAGTAGTGTTTTTGAGAACGTTAACAGGAAGCATGACGGAAATGAATGTGGATACCATTTCAGCAGAACAAGATAAAATACGAGAGCATTTTGGAACAAAAAAGAAGCCCGATTGTTTCGCAATTGGAATATGTTTAATAGAAAATTTAACGAATAAAACCAAATGGTCTGATTTTACAAATCTTGAACAATATAGAAACTTTAGTGAAAATACAAACCGAGTTCGAAATACTTATGAAAATCAGCACGATGTTAGTGGGAATCGTTTACGGTGCATTTGTGGTCAGGATATAGGAAGAGATACAAGTTATTTTTATTCGAACATGTCTTTTTCACCAGTTTATTTGTTGATAGGACAATCATGTTTATTGAAACATAAATTAGTAAATATGGAACAACTACAAAAATTACGAAAAGAAAAGAAAGAATATTTACAAAAAAAGCGGTTAGAAAAAGAAGCACGAGAAATTCGATTAAAATACCCCCCTACGGTATGGTGTGCAATGTGTAATGAAAAGTGTTTATTGATGAACCCATACGGTATTTGTAAAGAGTGTTTCGTAATTTTTCAGAATTCGAATTAAAATATTTAGGGATATTTCATGATTTTTTTGTATAGTGGTATAGCATGAAGATTGAACTCGACGCATCCGACACCGAGACGCTTAAGAAGCTAAAAGACAAGGCACTGATGTTGAAAATCATTTGTTTAGACACAATGGGAAAAGACCCGTTGTTCGACGTATCCAACATGTCAAAGCGTGACAAGGTGAAGTTGCAAGTGGAAGTCGAAAAGAAATGGAACGATATGCCTGATGCCGACATCCTTGCAGTGTTCAATGAGGTTTGTACGCAGACTATATTTGATGCCAACAGTAAAGTAGAATACGAACAGATGCCATGCGGGTTTACAAACCGTCCGCAGTTGCCAAAGGAAGAAGTGGAACGCATTTCCTTACTGCCTGACGAAGAACAGTTGAAGATTTGTGGTAGGGTGCTAACAGCGGAATCTAAAGTAGAAGTAAATAGTGACATGGATATAATTAATTTGTAAGAGAATGCATGATTTTTTTTTTAATTTAGGATAGTTTTAGCCATTTATTGTCTATAACTATAGTATGAGTGGACAACCAGTAAAAGGGCCGAGAGATGCAGAGAACTTTCGTAAAGCTTATCTAGCAACACTTGATGTGATGATACAGAACAACGAAAAGAATCTACAGGCGAATTTGTTGCACAAGCGAACGGGACAGATATCATCGCAGATTACGGATTACCGTACACCTTCCGAGAAATTTGCAGATGCAACTGCATTGAAAGTGGATGTACGACAACAGTTAAGGCGTATTTGTGATGTTCCCAACTCGGAACGTATCGTTGCCCAATTGGGAGACGATGACATTCGGTTTGTCGCACAGCATATCGAGCAGATAGTGAAAGAGTTGCAACCCAAATATCGTTACGGTATTGATGAGCCTCATTTCATGGCATATTTGCGAAAGTTGCAAAAGGTGGAAACGGAGGCGAGTGGTGTTCCCGAGGACACAGTAACGGCACGGTTATCGTCATTTGTTACATTTGAAGATATTGGAACTTCGTTAGTTCCCCAAGATTATTTAGAATCATTAGTAGATAAAATAAGGGATATGTTAGGTGCAGGAGACGATGATGCTGTTGCTTTTGCTGTATTGTGTGGTGCATACAATGATTTATTTGAAGAAATAGGAAATGTAGCAGGAGAAGTAAGAAAAAGAACTATTTCCCCTATTGAAATAAACCAAGCCATGAAAATTCTTCGTCGTGTTGTTGTTGATTTAATAACACCAGATGATGCTGAAAGATTCAATGCAAAATTAGGTGAAGTTGGTGCTGACGATAGGGCAGAAGTCCGCCAACAATTGTCGGAATTCATGAATAAGATGGGAAGCGAAGCTGATTTAGAAAGTAAAGAAGCAGAAGTGCATGATTTATTTATACAATTACAAAATACTGGTCGCCCTGAAGACATACGTCAACGCCAACAGTTAGCGGAACAAGACGAATTAGAAAAATATGGTAAAACAGTTCGAGGTCTTGCAAGATTAGGAAAAGTGGCAAAAGAAAAAGTTCGTAGAACTAAAAGAGCAAAAGCAATTGCAGACTTAACTTATTTAGGACGACGTGCAAAAGAAACAGAACCTGAAACATTAGCACGAATAGAACAAACAAAACGAGGTAAACAAAATGTAGTAGAAGAAATAACACGAAAAAGAGAAGCAAAAGAAGAAAGAGAACGTCAAGAAGAAGAAGGTAGACGTTTAGCAGAACAACAAAAACAAAGGGTAGCAAGAGTACCCAAACGGTTAGAAGCTAAAAAAGCCCAATCATCTTTTCGTGTTTCTAAAACACCATTAAAAACACTGCAAGAAGAAAAAGGGGAAGATTTATTTGGACCTGAACCACCAGTATCGCCATTAAAAGATTTAAAACTTGATGAGCTACGAGAATTAGCAAGAGACAAAGGATTACTAACTGGATATAATAAAGCGGGGAATAAAGATGGTAAAGTAGCTTTTCTTGAACGTGCAGGTATTAAACCACCACCTTTTCATTTTCAAGGTTCATATGCACCAGCAGGGGCAACAGTTAAAAAAGGTAAAGGAATAGCGGACGAGTCAGGGCCTTCTTCGTTGGGTAGTCGTACGTTGAGTCGGGCAATGCATGACCCCAACGCCCCCCCTTCTCGATACAACGAGGGATTTGGTGTCCGTAAGATATCAGGAAGAGGAATTGTAGAAGAAAAGGGTGTACACAAAAAGGTTATATTCGCACCTTTTGGCAGACACTTTATTAATTTAGTAAAATTAGACAGTGACATATTATGTTTTAGCCGTGCCAAAGGTACAAACATTGCCAACCTAAAAACACGACGTGTGAGTGCTGACCTAGCCAGTGTAATACGCAAAATGGTAAATGGAGGTACGCCGTCGTTTAACGATTTAACCAAACTGTCGGAAGAAGACAAGCGAATGTATGCAGACGTGTTAGGTAAGTGTCATATTCCATCGGGGGAGGGCATTGATATACCCAACCAAAGTTCGGATGGCGACATGAAAAAGTTTGAGATTATGAAAGGAGAACTTCTTTCAGGGAATGATTCAACCCAATTAATTAAGGAGTTTAAGGTGTTGATTGTGAAACTAATCCACCAATCTAGGTTGCCGAAAGCAGAAGGAAAAGAGTTGTTGATGGATTTGGCAACGCTCGGCTATTGATTTAGGAAACTTTGGCGTTTTTTTATCTTTTCATAGAATATGTCAGGAGGCTATAACGCAAAGGTAGTGAATCCTGATTTTTACAAAGTTCAGACAGAGTCAAACGGGTATCAAAAGCCCTTTTTTATGGGAGCGTCTCAAACACCAACGGCGTTGGGGTTGCACAAGGAAACGTATAGCGGTGCAGGTGTAGCCGTAAAGAAAGAAACGGTAGATACGCACCACAAGGTATATATGCCGATGAGGTAATATTTTTTTTTAAAAGGTAATAGTATGCGAACGATTGTCATTAACAGTAGCAATTTAGTGAATGACGGCCAAAACAATAAGTTTATTTACAGATTCCCCAACTCGGTGCAGTTTAAGAATACTTCCATTGCAGTTCAAAGTGTGCAGATGTACTACTCATGGTATAATATTTCGTCGGCTTTAGGAAACAATACCTTCACCTATTCATGGTACTCGGGAGCAGTACGAACGGTGTATACCGTCACCATCCCAGACGGCATTTACGACGTACCCGCCCTGAACGCATTTTTACAGTACACCATGATTCAAAACAATACGTACATGACTACTAGTACAGGAAGTGTTGTGTATTTTATCCAACTAGAAATTAACGTGTCGAGATATGCAGTGCAACTATGTACGTTCCGAGTACCAAACGCAGGAACGAATCCAAGTGCTTTTGTCCCATCCTCTCTAGGATTCCCAACGGTAGTATTCAATCCATCGGTAACGTTTCCTGCCAACTTTAACCAAATAGTTGGTTACCAAGCAGGATGGGCATCACCTCAAAATTTAGGTGGTGTTGTTGCCCCTTTTAATGTAACTAACAGTGGTATTTACCTCGGGGTTGCATACGATTACAATGCTACTACTGGTGCTATGTCGTTTTATTCTTCGGAAGCACCTGACATTACGCCCAACGCATCCGTTTATTTAGCAATATCTAGCATTAATAACCCTTACGCTTTACCATCGAGTATCATTTACGCTGTCAGTCCGTCTAACGGTATAGGTCGGGTCATACTCGACAAGCCCCCTCAATTTTGCTGGAATATGTTGATTAATGGTACGTACAATGAATTACAATTAACTATTTTAGGAACTAATTTGCAACCTATTCGCATAGGGGATCCAAACATGACATTTCTCCTTGCACTAAAAGACAATGAGGAATGGGGAGGAAAATGAATCCAGTGATGCTAAATAGTTTAGATTTAAAAAATTGACTTATTAATGGAATGATATGTAATGCATATCATGCCATGGAGTGAAAATACCGACTTTCAAAATGCAGTCATTTATACAATTAAAAATAAAAATGAGCCAACCCAATTATATGTAGGTTCAACTGTAAATTTTAAGCATAGATGTAGAAACCATAAATATTATTCAAAAAAAGCCCCAACATGTCAGTTGTATCAAGCTGTAATAGATTCAGGAAGTTGGGACAATTGGAGTTTTGAAATATACGAACTTTTTCCATGTAATAATTTAGGCGAATTGTTAAAACGAGAAGACGAATGTCGTATATTGTTAAATGCAAATTTGAATACATATACGCAAATATCATATGTAGATAGAAATCAACGTCGCCACACTGTTATTAATTGTGAGTGTGGCGGTAAAAGCCAACGTCTGCATATATCAACACATTATAAGTCAAAAAGACATCAAGATTATCTAGCTACTATAGTAGTATGAACCAAGAATTGAGCGATAATGTGTTGGATAATTTTTACACGCAAGTGTTGCAAGAACAGACACGGCTAATGGGAGAAATGAGGAATTCGCCCGAGAAATTTAAAGACAACGAAGTGTTGCATACGCACATTACGTCGTTAATGAAATCCGTATTGAAATTTAAGGCAATTCGAGAAAAGATTAAGAATAAGCGTGACTAATTTTTTCTAACGTTATGTTATGCCAACTCGTTTATGTGTAATGCCAAGTACTTCAGGAGGTTCTTACAAGATAGGAAACGGTGTACACCGCATGGGTGGTCAAGGTGTTCGAGCCATTATGATGGGAAAAGGTGCAGGTGCAGTGTTGCTTGACGGCGGAATGGGTGGCCAGTCGTCGTACCAGTCGCTAGATGCATACAAACATGCAACGGGTATGAATCCCGCCATGCGAGAAGTGAAAGGGAATGGGTTAGAGAAATTAAGCAATAAAATTAGCGGATTGTCGATTCTTCCGCCAAAAAAGAAGAAGAATAACATCAAGTTTGAACTTTAGGGTAGGGAACTACATTCCCTACGACCCTTCTTTTAGGAGAATCCTGATTTAAAGTATATTTTACGATTTTTTTTTATAATGGTAAAATATGAGTTCCGCAGACAAGTTGGTATTTGATTTGAGTCAGGAAATCGAGGGCAGTCCCCAAGTGTTCATCCGTAAGGACTGGTTGTCCATACTCGATAACATGAACCAGAACTATAGTGCGAACCAGACTATTATAGACACTTCTCAACTTTCGAACAGTAACAAGTTCATGAATTACCGTGAAGGCTATTTGGCCCTCCCAATGACACTGGTTCTCACGGGTTCGGCGTATGTGGCCCAGACTGTTACCCCCCCAGCAGGTATTACCCCGAGTGGTATGCTTCCCGCTGGTACTGTTGTCCCTGTTGCAGGAGTTGTTGGTGCATCTAACCCTGCCACAGGCGGTGCAGGTGTGTACACAATGGGTACATCGTGCGACCAAGTCATGGGTCTTAAATCGTGGTTCGGAACAATCATCCACTCTTTTACCCTTGACATGAACGGAACCACAATTATCCAACAGACACCGTTCATTAACATGGTCAACTCGTTTAGACTCCTTACGAGTCTCTCATTCAACGATGTACTTACGCAGGGTTCAACCATTGGGTTTTATCCTGACGACCCTTCTACCTTTTCGGTGAACGGTGTTGGCAATACAACTGCAACTCCAGTTACTGGTTCGCCAGACGGCGTAGGTGCCTGCAACAATTCGATATTCCCTTCGGGGTCATCGTTTGACAATTCAATTATCCCAGCTACTCTTTCGGTAGGCCAAGCATCGGCATTCATGTATGGCGACAAAAACAACGGCAACTACGGCCTTGCCCGTCGTATTGCTTATTTGGCGTTCGACCCAGATGCCATTGTAGGCACTGGTCAAACTACAGGTGGTGGTCTTTCCACTACTACGCTCTACAGTCAGCTTATTGCAGGTAGCACGATTAACGCAAACGCTACCTACGGCCCTTCTACTGGTCTTTCTAATTTGTGGATTTCGTACATTTCGCAAAAATCGAACAGTCTTGGAGCAGGTGGCACTCCTTTCCTCGTATCGTCGGTTATGGCAACCATTTACTTGAAACACATCCACAACTTCTTCGCCATGATTCCTCTCCTCAAGGGTACATTCTTCAAAATGACTGCATTCCTCAACAACGCTACAACTCAGTTCACGGTTTCTGGGCGTGTATCCGACACTACAGGCCAATCGATTGCCAACCCGCTAGGCAATACCCGTGCAGGTGTTCTTGGGTTATCTTCAGTGTCAGTTCCTGTCGGCGGTGTCAATCCTCTCATGATTACCACTGCACGAATTGGACAGGGTGGTTCATCTGCACTCGGCAACGGCACATACGTAGCATCGGTCAGTGTTGGTTCTCGATGCCTCTCCCCTCTGCAGTCCGCAGTCGTTGGGCAAATAGTTGATTCGCCACTATCGAAGTCCATCTACCTCTACGTACCAGCGTACACTTTTAATCCTGTTTTCGAATCCGCATACCTATCCTCGCCTGTCAAATCCATCAAGTACAGCGACTACTACCAGTATCAGGTACAGAACATCTCCGCCAATGGAGGCCAGTTTAACAATCTAATTACGAACGGTATCGCCAACATCAAATCGGTACTAATAATTCCATACTACAGTGCATCGTCTGCACAGGGTGGTCAGCTCTCGGGTCTTCCTGCAGGGTTACCAGTGTACCAGTCGCCATTCGATACGGCAGGTGCAGGTTCGACATCCCCCTTCTGTCTTTTCAACAATTTCAATGTCGTCATAAGTGGACAGAATTCCATATACAATACAGAACAGCGAGCTTATGAGCATTTCAATGACTGGGTAAAGGGCTGTAATAGCGTGAACGGAGACCTTATCCT